AGGCTCTTGGCCTCGGCGATGGACATCTTGTGTTCGTCGCGCAGAGCAGCCTCGAGGCCGCGCGCGTCGAGAATGAGCGCGGGAGCACTCTTGAGGTAGGCGAGCTTCGCGAGCGGGTTCATCGGATCGTCGACCACCGACACCTCGCGCAGATCGATGGCCTTCAGCCATCGCCTCGGCTCTCCGGTGCGGCCCGTGCCCATCTTCGACCCGCCGGCAGGGACACGATAGCCGATGCTCATGCCCTTGATCGCGCCTTCACGAAGCCGCGCGTAGGTCATCTTTCCTTCGTCGGTGTCGAGGCCGATGATGCGCCCCTCGACATGCAGACCGTTCTGGTCCTCCGACATCTTCTCCCAGACGCCGACAGCGCCTTTGCTGCGGTCGTGGTTGTAGTACATGGCCGGGAGCATTCCTTTGCTCGACCACGACGCGAGGCTGCGCGCCATCGCGCCAGGCGTGATCATGTCGCCGCCTTCGTCGATGTTGCCGTAGACGGCACCGTAGCCGCTGAACGAGCCAGCGGGCTTGTCTGCGGAGAACTTGACCTCAAGCGCGATGCTCGCGACGCCGTTGCTCATTCTCCGAGTTCCTCGATCCGATCAGCGATGCGATTTGCCCATGCGCGGCCAGCGTCGCCGCCCCAGAGATCCCATGCGATGCGCCCGTTACTCGGGAAGCCCGGTTCGCCCTGGCGGAAGCCCTCGGCTTCCTTGTCGATTTCGTGCCGCGCGAAGAAGCTCACCATCCGCATGATGGTGTCGCGCGGCAGACGGCGACCGTTGCTGATATCGCGCGCGCGAGCGATGCCGACAGCGGTGCCGCCGCGCCCGAACTCGTCGCGCCACGCAAGCGCTCGCCGCGCGGTCGCCGCCATCTCGTCGGTCGGCTTCCACGGGTTCTTCTGCGCGGCGTCGTCCTCGACATCGACAGGCTGCGCGACATCCGCGTCAGATCCCTGGCCGACCACCTCGCCCATGTTGAGCGGGAACAGCGGCCTGTCGAGGCCATCGAGCGGGTTCCACCCGTCGTCCTCGCGCGCCTCGTTGCGTGTCATCCAGCCACCGCGGATCGCGCGGTCGTAGTATTCGGCGCGGTCCTTCAGAGACCCGCGCAGAAGCTCGCTGGTGTCCATCGTGAAGCGATAGCCCGCGCTCCACTCCTCATCGGTGAGCAACTGCGCGTTCAGCGCGCTGGTCATCGCTTTGATCTCGGGCTGGAGCGTGTACCTGACGTGCGCCGCGAAAAACGCCTCGGCAGATGCGAACGTCGGGGAGTTGTTGCCCGCGTGACCGAGCATGATGCTGAAAACGCCCATCAGCCGCGCGATCTCTTCGATCTGATGCTTGCGCGTTTCGAGGTGCTGGGCATCGACGCCCGTCATCTGCGTCGGAGTAAATTTCAACGCGCCGCTCGCCAACACCGGCTTGCCCGTGTTCGACGCCGAGCCGTACATCGAGGCGATTGCCTCGCGCACCCGGTCGCGTTGTTCCTGCGACGGATTGCCGTCGAGGGTGAACAGGCCGGTGGTCCGCACGCCGTTCTTGTGCAGCGCCGCCTGTGACCGCTCGCTTGCTTGTGCGAGCCCGAGCGCCTGACGGCCGAGCAGCACCGGATCGAGCCCGCGTGCGCTGTCCCAGGATGGCGAGCGAAGGTGAAAGACCTCGGAGCGTGCGAGCGTCAGCGTGCGGTTGTTCTCAAAGCTGATCGTGTATTCCAGCTCCAGATCCTGCCGAACGGTGATCTGGACATTGTCGGGCTTGATCGGGATCAGCTCGCGGATCTGACCGTTCACGACGTTCCGCCAACTTACCGCGCACCCGGTCGATGCCTTGTGCATCATGGTCGTGCGGACCCATTCGCTCGCGTCCTGCCAGGCGTTCGGCGAGCGCGCGAAGAGATCGAAGAGCGGATGATCGGTCGCCGGCTCCATCCCGCCATCGGTCGGTCGCATCAGCACAATCGGCAACTGCGCGAGGCCGTCCGCGATGACCATGACGGCGCGGTAGAACGCCGGGACTTGAAGCGCCGTCGAGACGGTGACCGGCTCTCCGGTCCAGGACTGCGAATAGCCAAACGCCGCGTCCAGCCAGCCCTCGGTGAACTCGACCGCCTTCTTCTCGTCGCGGCCAGACAGCCGCTCAAGCCATTTCAGCACGGCATCGCCCACGCCGCCGCCGGTCCGGCGACGGTCGGATTGAGCGTCATCAGGTGTGCCGCGTTGAAGCTTGCCATCAAAGGGTCGATCTTCCCGTAACCAGAGGCTGCGCGCTCAATCATCATCGCCGTCGATGTCGCGCGGACCTTCGCGTTGCCCGCGCACCACGCCAGAAGGCGCGAGCCTGAGTGTTTCAGCGAGCCGTCCACCAGCTTTCGCTCGACGGTCTTCGCGGCGTTCATCAGCCGGATGCCCTGCGGCACGCCGACCAGGAGCTTGGTCTCTTCCGACACGCCGATCTCGGCCAGAGCGTCCACCGCGCCGCCGATGCCAGCAGGGTCAGCGCCGACCATCGCCAGGCATCCGGCGTCGAGGACAAGCCCGACATGTGCCTTGATCCATTCGAGGTCGCCGGGCAAGCCGTCCACGACCGTCAGATCGCCATCGCGCGCGAAGTCTTGATACAGCGCCGCATTTGCCTTGCGCCGGTCGAGCCCCTCGGGGCTGATCAACGCATGAGCCCAGAGCAACCAGCGGCGCGTGTCTCGCTCGCGCGCGATGACGGCGAAGCCGAACAGATCGTCCAGTCCGCCGCCGTCAATTCCAATCGTCGCCACCTCGGCGCGGTCGAGTAGCTCGTCCAGCGAGCGCGGCCCGCCGTTGCCTCGGATCCAGAACTGCGCCCCGGCCCAACCATCGGACCGCAGCGCGACACCGATCTGAACGTTCAGATGCTGGCTGGCCCAGCGCCGTAGCTCGGCCTCGCTCGCTTCGCGCGCCGCCTCGTAGTCAGGGATCAGTCGTTCGACCGTGATCGACCGGCCGTTGTTCGGTGTGACGAGGTGCCAGTTGCTCGGGTCTTGCCAGTCCACGCCCTCGGGGAACTCATAGAGCACCGGCAGCAGCGGCGCACTCAAAGCGCCGTCGCGGACCTTGCGCGCCTTGCTCAGTTCCGCCGCAAACACACCCGCCGGCGGTCGCTCGGACTGAGTCGTGATCTGGATCAGGAAGCCCTCGGGCTGACTGATCAATCCACCGCGAAGCTGGCCGATGACGCGGTCCGCGTCCGGTGCCTCGGCGATGACATGCGTCTCATCGAGCAGGATGCCCGCGGGCTTCGTGCCCGTCACCACTTTCGGATCGAACGACTTGACCTTCAAAAACGCCTTGGTCTGCCGGTATGAAATTCTCTTGAGGTGTCCTTGCACATGAAATTTGCTCGCCAGAACCGGGTCCGCTTCGATCATGCCGACGGCCTGGCCGAACGCGAGATCCGCGATCTCCTGCGTCGGCGCGATGAGCAAGAACTCGGCACGCGGGCGCTGATTGACCAGCAGCGCCGTGAGCATGATCGCCGCGCCGGCCGTGGTTTTGCTGTTCTTCTTCGGCACCAGGACAAAGCATTCCCTGATCTGCCGCTGGCCATTGACGACCGAGCCGAACAGCGCCTTGACTACGTCGCGCTGCCAGTCGCCCGCCGCTTCCTTCATCCTCGGCTGGCCGGGGACGTCCGGCAGGCGCAAAGCATCGAATATGCCCGCCGCCCTGCGCGCGGCGTCCTGGTCGAGCGGGAGATCGGGGACCAGGGACCGGCCCGACCGGAGCCGATCAGCCCAGTCGCGGCAGGATGTATCCCAGGCCATCAGTTCGCCAGCAGCTGCTCCCAGTCGGTGCCGCGTTCGGCGGTCGCCGCGATTTCCTCGGCCTGTTGCTTCTTGCCGGTCGCCTCGGCCCGAGCGTGGACGTAGGGCGCGGCGCATTGTGCCATCCGGTCCCGACGCGCCGCGTCGGCGGACTGGTCGCGCATGACCGAGAGCATGTATTCCAGCGGCGACATGCCGACGAGCATGGATTCGGTCAGCACCATCTTGGCGACCGGCTGTTCGCCCTTCTTCGGACGCCCCGATCCTGGCTGCGGCCCGCTGCCGCCGGGTCGGTATCCGCCGCGTGGCATGTGTTTTCGCTCCGAAATATTGAAAATATCGCCTGTTTTGGCCCTACAAGCCCCGTCGTTAACCTCTACC